AAGAAAAGGGGGGAGATCGCTGCTTCTCCTATCTCCTTAGCTAACTTCTCTCTTCTCTTAAGAAGATTATCTAAACGTTCAGTTGATACTTCTGGGGCTTTTTGACTGTTCCTTATGCTTTGAAGAAGTAACTGGCTTTTTAATATTTTCTTTTGTTCGGGAGTTAGTCCATCCCATTTCTCTCTTGACCAACCTATCAGTTGTAACTCAGGCTCAGTAATTGTAACCAGTCCTCCATCCTCAAAGCCAGGTATTTCCGATACGCTATCTGGATTGGTCATTGCCATTATTTCTTGTAAAAATTCATCCGTAAGTAATTGTTCTTCTGGGCGACTTTCTTCTACACCATGCTTTTCTTTTAGCAGTTTAAGTTCACTTGCGTAGGCAATATTCATTTTTTTCAAATATTCTCCCAAGTCCTTGGTCCCTGAGCTAGAAACATAGAACCTAATATCATCTAAAAATGCGTTCTTTAACATCATCATCTCTGACTGGAAATCACTAGCTTCTTCCATTGGGGAAGGTTCTTCTTTAATAGAAATGGTTTCTGTTTCTTCGACCACTGCTCCTGGAGGATTTACTGCACCTGACATCATATTTAAGGCTTGATTAATATCTTGATCTCCTTCTTCAAATAAATCTAATGGAACAATCCCACCTGTTTGCATTTTCGGTACAGGTGCTTGATTTATTTGTGCTAAAGCTTCATGTAGTGTTATTGTGCCCTGTGCAAATTGGTTAATTATGTCATCAGAAAGTGTTCCACCTCTTTTCTCAACCATTCCTCTTAAAATCATGCCACGTGCTTCTACAGGACTAATACCCATTTTAGCCGCTAATGCAGCAACTTGGTCATTGATAGACGAAGGTACAGGTCCTCCCTCTTGATACTCTGGTAAAGGTACAGGTCCTCCGCCTCGCATACCTTCTTGACTAAATAATTGAATGTCCTCTGGGAATCTAAAGGAGGATCCAGGGACCTGTTGTTGTGAGCCATGGCTATGTAACTCAGGGTGAGTATGATAATTATTAGAAAGTTGAGGTAGCACACCTCCGTCTTGATACCCTGGTAAAGGTACAGGTCCTCCGCCTCGCATATTTATAGGAGATAGACCAGACACGATTCCGTGTTCACGGTCGGAGAACATTTGCCTTGTTTTCCAGTTCATTACATCCATCCTGGGAGCTGGGCTCCAAAAATACTTGCTAAAGCTTTCATAGGATTAAAATCACTTGGAGTAGGGTTAAAGCTAGTTCGCGAATACGTTCTAGGTAACATGCCAAGCATGCTTTGTAATCCCGCCATACGTTGCCATGGTTCCTGTGCCATTTGTCGAGCAGCATCATACTGAGCACCATACATTTGATTCTGTATGTCTCGGCCCATTTGTCCCATTTGATTAAAGGCATTTACTTGATTCATCAAACCTTGCTGGCCTGTCATTCCAAGTTGCCCAAACATTCCTCCCATTTGTCCTAGGCCACCTGCTGCGGTTTGTGCTCCTTGCATAGCTTGTCCAAAGCCTTGAGAACGTAGTCCACCAATACCTTCCATCATGCCACGTCCAAAAGCTCTTTCTCTTTCTTGTTCCATTAACCTTCCACGGGATCCGCCAAAAGCTCCTTGACTAACCTGATTTGCTCTATTTTGCATACTGCTTTGAGCATTCCGTTCTTGCATATCTTGCATAGTTTGTTGTACTACGTCTTGCTCAAACGGATTATAGAATTGTTGTATTCCTTGTGGAGTGTAGTAACCCGCTCCCTGTTGCATCATTTGACCACCTTGTTGAATGTAAGGAGTAAACCCACCAAGGCCTCCTGCTAATTCTCTGGCTCTCATTTCATAAGGGTCAAAACCAGCATACTGTTTTACTGGAATAGGCATTGGAGTGCCTGCTAGACCAAAGGCAGATTCTAAGAATCCACGCCTCATAGCCTCAGCCCAAGGCTGTTCCCAAGTCGTTTCGGTTGATGCTGGGGCATTGCGACCGAGATTATATGATTGTTGCATTTCCATTATGACATCCTCTCTGCTTCTTTCATTAGTTTATATAAATTCTGTGCTCCGATATTCTGGGTAGCTTTTCTTGTCATTACAAATTCGCCTGGCTCTAGTTTTGCTAAAGTAATATCTCCTGGTCCTTCACTTGATAAACTAGCTATTCCTCCATGTTTCATTCCAGGAGGAGCCTGATTAGCATACCCTACACCAGGCATTAAAGCTGGTTGTAGGTTAAAAATTCTATAGTCTGGTACATTCTCTGAAGCTGCATTTCCCTGAGCAAATGCCTGTTGCCCTATAGGTACGTATTCGGCCTTCTTATGCTTATCGTTTAGATATCTGAGTAAAAGTAGTTGTCCAAGTGGAGATTCTCCAACTCCTCCTAAAAGTCCTCCTATTCCACCCAGAAGACCAGTGCCTCCTGCTCCCGCAGTACCAGGGCTTCCTAATAATGAACCTAAAAACCCACCCCATTTATTTGCACTATCACCACTGTCGCCACTGTCGCCACTGTCGCTACCTAAGAAAAAGTCCTTAAGCCTTGGCCCTATTCCTAACCCAAACATTCCTTTATCTTCTGCTGGTTGACCTAGAGAGCTTAGAATTCCATAAGGATCACCTTGATCCGAACCTGTGTCGTAGCTCCAACTATCAAATAGATCAGACATCCAAGAATCGTCTCCAGGATCAAAACTTTGATCGTAGCTCCAATCTGATGGGTCAAATAGGTTAGACATCCAAGACTCATCTTCCATCAAAGAGCCTAGTCCAGCAGTAAGACCATAAGGATCATCTTGGTCCGAACCTGCGTCGTACCCCCAATCATCAAAATTAGGTACTTCCCATTCTTCCCACCAATTACTTTCTGCCATTACTATCTCCTACTTTTCTTTCTTATCTCCGCCATGCGATGCACCAAAATAAAAGGAAATAACCGCAGAGGCTAGTCCACCTAAATAACCAAGAACAAGATTAATTAAAGCTTCGCTATTTTGTTCTGGTGGCTGAAGAGTGACTAAGAATATGTATCCTAAAAATCCTCCCAATGTAGCGATACCCATAATTCTAGTGGTCCAGTCTTTACTAAACCTAGTTCTGGCATCTTGTTTGTCTGCTGTTTCTAGTGCATATATGTCTAGATCAAGCTCCTTCATCTTTATTTCAAAGTCGGCTTCTACTTTCTTTATTTCCGCTAATTGCTCAGGTGTGGCTTGTTGCATAGCCTGTTGAATCTTTTTTGGTTCTGGCGAACAGCCAAGCACTTCGGCTATCATATTCGCTGCTGCACCTCCCATTGGTCCGCCTAACGCAGAACCCAATGTAGGAGCTACCGCACCAACTAAATTCTTAATCATTCCGAACTTCATTATGGTCTCCTAAGATTCTTTTTATAATTTGATACTTTACCATTTTTCATGGGCTTTTGTCTTATTTTCCTGACTCTTTTCATGCGTTAACCACCTTATCTTTAAGTCTTTGGGCTCGATTTCCTACTTGTGTGGCCCATTTACTATCTAGCATTTCTTCTCCTGCTTTACTCCAATCCTCCTCTTGCATAGCTGCTAGAAACTTTACAAACTTACTAAGTCTTGGATAACCTAAGTTAAAACACATATTGGCCATTACCCTTTGACGCTCATCATCTAAATTACGCCACCAAGACATATTTCTATCTAATTCAGAACAAACTATATCTATGTCTTTATTCAGATACTCTTTTACTTTATCTTCTGATACAGGGGTACCAACTGGTAGTCCAAACTCTTCATCTCCTTCAACAATTAAGTGACCAACACCTAAAGTGGCATAGCCTAAATGATCGTGATAGACCTCAGTTTTAAGTCCTTCGTCCATGATTAATTCGTCTATTAACTTTTCTCTATCCATCATAGTGATACCGTTATTGCTCCATTGGTTATAACACTCAAAGAACCAACATTTCCTGTCGCTTCTACTCCTACCTCTGTTCTTGTTGATATATCTTGCCATTTTCCTCCAATATATACTTGTAATACTTGTTTACTGGTATTCCAAACTACATCTCCAGCATTGTGTATGGTTTCGTCTAAAGTGCTATCGTTATATTGAGGAGTTGCTGTAGGATCAAAACGCCCTAGGTTCACTTCTAAAATACGCACTAAACGATTATATATACCTGGATCTACTTCACTAATGGCGACAGGTAAACGTGTTTCTAACAACTTAGCCATTATCTTCTACCATTTGGTTTTAGCTCTAAACGAGTTGCACCCAAGCGCCAACCAACTCCATTTCTATTAGCTGTATTATTGTCGTCATCTGACTCTACTCTAAAAGCTATTTGTCTTGCCCTAACACGCGTATCTAATTTTTGAGTAGAGCTAGTAACTGTTTGTGTTGTGTCAGTAGATAAGCTATCTCCAGGATAATCTCTAGATTTCAGGACAAAATTAATGGTTTGGTCTGTCCCACCGCTTCCTGTAAATTTAACATCTGGTATAACTTTCCTAATAAAGCTAAAGTATTCTCCTTCGTCTATATCAAAATCACTTGATTCAATATACACATTGTCCATTGGAGATCCATCTGCATCATTACCTGTTTCATGCTTATATAGATATTGGGTAGAACTAGCCTCACCAGTTGCTCTTGGGTAAGAAGTAATTCCTTCATCTAGCCATGCGTAGCGAGTAAGTTGTCCAATGCTCCAACTTTGCTCTAAATAATTATAGGTCACATATCTGTCTATTTCTGTACTGGAACTTGAACAGTAATACCATCCAACTTCGTTAAACTGTTTATTTACAAAGCCAAATACTTTATAAGCCTGTCCTTCATTAAAGTCACTGAAAACATAGTAATGTACGCTACAAGGCACAGGTGATACAGCACCATCATAAGTATAAAATCCTTTTCGATCCATCCAGAACACTCCACGTGGAGTATTGACTGGGGATTTTGGACTTATTGAGCCTACACCCATATTAATTAAATTGATTCCAAAAGTATAAGGAGGGCCAACATATTGCATGGAATACATAGAAATATCTGTCCAAATCAAAACTTCTTCCCTTGCGCTTATTCCAGCTACAATCTCTGAACCAGAAGAAATTCTAAGAGATCCCGCTGAATTAGTAGGTTTAGGCTCCCATTCTGTAGCACTTTCTTGGTCACTCCAACTAATAAGCATAGGGTCCAAACTACCTGTTCTACTGCTATTTAAAATTGGATCTGCTCCTAAACAAATAACATGTCTATCTTTCTCCGACACAAGAGCTTGTAGCGTCTTAGTAGGAGGGAGATTAGCGCCACTTAAATCTGATAAAGAAGAAGCTCTCGTACTGGTACCAGCTGACTGATCCCAATAATATATACCTCCTAAACGAACTGAAGAAATTAGGTCTTCTCCAAAATTAGTCATGTGCCAGAGACGTAATTGAGTAGTATCATCTAATGAGCCAGCGCTTCCAAAACCACCATTTCCCCAACCAAGAAGTCCCCAACCAGTACCTTCTACATAAGTATCTAGTCCTACATTAATTTGATAAGCTCCTACAACCGAAGAACCTCCATTACCGCTATCACTACTGTTTGCTGTGACTGTAGCTCCAGCAGTATCTTTTGCTTCAATGGTGTAGCTATTTGCATTAACAATTGTAGCTATTTGATATTCCTGATTAAGAACATTGGCTGTGATATTTCCACCTAAAGTAGCAGCGCCACTAAAAGTAACAAAATCATTCTTAACTGCCCCATGCGCTGTATCTGCAACAGTTATTGTTGCATCCCCATTAGTAGCAGAAAAGGTGACGTCTCCCGCAGATGTTGTTGCCCTTAAAGGAGTTATATCGTGAAAAGTATTTCCAAGTTCAACATACTGTTTAAGTGTTGTTCCTACGCCTAAATACCTAGTTCCAGCTAGATTAATCCAACCATATAGAGTTCTTCCAGTTCCTAAATAAGTATCGGAGGTAGATTTTTCCCAACCCCCAATCTTTTCTGGTAAACCGTTACGAAATCTAACTAAATTAGCGTCATACCATCCGCCTTCGTTACTATAGTCAGTACCTTCACGATTTATTCCTGGTTTGAATATATACTTGGCGTAGGGCATCTCTCATCACTTCTTGAAATTTAAAGCTAGAAAATCAATTGCTTTTTTAATTTTTGATACAAAAGCATCATCTTTAGTATTTTTAGTATGAGGCGCAATTGCTGAGATAACCGAAGCCACAGCAATAATCCATACTATTACATTTATTATTGTCCAAATCATTTTAAAACACCTGTCCTGATAAAATTGTCGCCATTCCCACTACCAATGAGATTAGCGTAGTTAATATTAATAATTCTAAACGCTTGATGCGATAGATAGTTTCACGCCATCTCTCAGCACAAACTGCTTCATGCTTATCGAGATCTGCCGCTACTTCCATGGTAGTTTTTCTAGGCATCTTCCGTACTATTTAATTTAGAATCTTCTTCCAAATCTTCTTCCTCTTTTAGTTCACCATTGGTTAAAGAGGTTTCAGATAATGAAACCTGGTAAGCACTTAATGCAGTTACTCTTATATCTAATTGATACTGAATATTAAGAAGTTGACTTCTAAATGAATCTATTTCTTGTTGCAGATTTAACATATAGACATCTCTAAGCTCTAAATTAGGCTCAGTTTCCTCAACTATATTCTCTTGTTCTATCATATTTACTCCTATGATTTTTCTACTACATCAAAACAGTTCAAGTTTGCTGCAACTGTTCTTCTTTCACCCTCTCCAAAGAAAGGATATACCATAT